AACGTGCTCGAGGCCCATGCGTGGGAATGCTGGGGGCCTATCAGTAGGGTACCTCAGCGGAAAGAGATCGGGTATCCGGGTCTCATCTATAGTTGCCGTTGGTGTATGGAACTCCTTGAGTGTTAAGGGCCTGAGAACAGGGGCGCTGTGGCACAGTTTCAAAAGGGTCAGTCGGGTAATCCAGGTGGGCGTCCGAAGGAAGACGCCGAACTCAAGCGCATCATCGATGAGAAGTGCGGGCCTGAGTACTTTGTCGAGAAGCTGCTCCAATTCATCGACTACGCCGAGGATCACGCCACCAAGCTGAAGGCTCTCGTCGTTCTCCTTGAGCGCCGCTACGGCAAGCCACATCAGGCGATTGAGCATACCGGAGAGATCGTCACCTGGAGCAGCGTTATTGAGGCCGCGATTCGCAAGAAGGCGGCTGCGGGATGATGTCTGCTGTAGAGCCGGGTTACGTCGAGATCGCCGCGAAGTGGCACGACGACCCGGTGTCGTTCTGCCGGGATGTATTCGACATCGCGCTGGACGACTGGCAGATTGAAGCTCTCAGGGAACTACCCAACCGTGACCGCGTAGCCTTCATCGCATCCAAGGGCGTTGGCAAGTCGTTTCTTGAGGCGTGTGCGGGCTGGTGGTGGATGTCCACCCGCAAGGACGCCCAGGTCATCTGCACGTCGATCAATGCCAAGAACCTGAGAGACGGACTCTGGAAGGAGATCGGCGGGCTGTACCAAAAGAGCCCGTTCCTCCAGAGCATCTTCCAGTTCAACAGCGAGCGGGCGTTTGCGCGGGAGGCGCCCAATACGTGGTTCATGTCGGCCAGGAGTTGGCGGGATCACGCGGACGGGGTTGAGCAAGCTCAGGCACTCGCTGGCCTCCACGGCCCCCACATGCTGTGGTTGGGCGACGAGGCTGGCTCGTATCACGATGCCATCGTGGCCTCCGGCTCCGCGATGCTGGCGAACGTGGTTCCCGGCAGCGGCAATGAGGGCAAGATGCTCCTTGGTGGAAACCCCACGGATCCCGCTGGGCCTCTCGGCAAGATCAGCAAGAACCGCTCCATGTGGCATGTCGTCAACATCAACGGCGACCCGGACAACCCGAAGCGGTCGAAGCGCATCAGCGAGGCGTGGGCACGGGAGGAGATCCGCACGCACGGACGGGATAACCCGTGGGTCAAGGTCTCCGTGTTCGGCGAGTTCCCCGACGTTGGGTTTACCAACCTGCTCGGCCCGAACGACATCGCCTCTGCGATCCTGCGCCAGTACGTCAGGGAGCAATACAGCGGCTCTCAGAAGCGGCTAGGCGTGGACGTCGCCCGATTTGGTGACGATGCGACGGTGATCTATTGCCGCCAAGGACTGCACGCCGGGCCGTACCTCGAGCTGCGCGGCCTCGATACCCAACAGGTCGCTGACCGCGTGGCTCTGGCCATGATGCGGACCAAGGCTGAGCTGTGCTTCATCGACCAGACGGGCATCGGTGCGGGTGTGATCGACGCTCTACGGCGCCAGCGCGTGCCGTGCGTCGGCGTGGATTCGAGCGAGAAGCCCACGGCTACGGATCGCTTCTACAACCGCCGCGCCGAATGCTGGTACGGCATGGCCCAGTGGGTGAAGGGGGGCGGCTCGATCCCCGCTGACGACACCACGCTGGCGGATGAGCTGGTGTGTCCGACTTATTCCTTCAAAGGTGGGCTCATCCTGATCGAGGAGAAAGAGCAGATCAAGAAGCGCCTGGGAAAGAGCCCCGATCACGCGGACGCCCTAAGCCTGACCTTCGCTCGCGTGGACATGCCGTCCGAGGATCCGCTTGGTCTTGGGCTGGCGATGTATCCGACGCCCGGCCGCAACAATGGCGACTTCGATCCCATCAGCCGGGATCGCGTGTTTCCAGAGACGGTGGACTGGGATCCTCACGACCTCAAGAGGATGTGATGGACGGTTGGGTAACGGTGCTGGCTCGGTGCGAGGAGTGCGAACATTCGTGGTCGACGCTGATTCCGGTGAGCTGGGACGGCTCGCCGTTGTGCTGCTCGTTTTGTGGTGAGATTGCGGTCACTGTTGCGGAGGGACGATGAACGCGGAGCCGATGGGGGATTACGTTCTGGTGGCGCCCGTGGTGGATACCCAGTCCAAGGGCGGAATCATCATGGTGCAGACCGACAAGACGCAGCGCCCCGACAAGGGCGAAGTACTGGCGGTCGGGCCTGGGCGGTACGAGGATGGCAAGCTGATCGAGCCCAAGGTCAAGCGCGGGGATGTCATCCTGTTCAATCAATACCCCAACTTTGAGCACGTCATCGACGGCAAGCGGATGCTGTTCGTGCGAGAGGGGCAGATTGTGGCGAGGGTCGGCAAGTCCTAAAACGCATCAGGATGGCCGGAATGGGGTCTAGAATCGACGCAACGCTAACAAACGACTAAAATCACGTACTGCGAGGAAACGGCCATTCCTGTGGCATTGGCAGAATGCAAATCGAAGCCTTGACAACGAAAGTTAGTGTAGTGTAAGATCCTAGTGACACGGGGGAACAGAATGGCCGTTGACGTGGCGGGCTCTCACACCGTTACCATTCGCCCCGCTGTCCCCTCCGATCTTGATTGGCTCATCACCCAAGTCAAAGCGTTCGCCACGTTCAACAGAACCAAATACTTCCAGTTCCCGACAGACGAGAAGGCGCGACGTCAGCTCCAGGCCATGATGGAGCAGCACTTCATGCGTATCGCGGAGCGGGATGGAGAGCGCCTTGGATTCATCTCGGCCTACTGGATCTACCACCCGTACAACGACGAGATTCCAATGCTGGCGGAAACGTTCTGGTGGGTTGATCCCGCGTATCGCCATTCCAGCGCGGGCCTTCGGCTGCTGGATGCCTTCATCGACTTCGCAGTAGAGAAGCGCATCAAGTGGTTGACGTTCTCGCTGCTCTCGAAAAGCCCGGTCAATGAGCGGTGCCTGACGTCGCGTGGATTTGTGCAACACGAGAGAGCCTTTCTTCTGGAGCTGGACTAATGGCCGTAGCCACCGTTGCCGCTATCGTCGGAGCCGTCGCCGCTCTCGCGGGTACCGGCGCCGCTGTTCACCGCGACCGTCAGTCGAGGCGCGAAGCCAGGGACGCCGGACGCGACCAGGAGAACATGGTCCGGCGCGAGAATCAGAAGCTCGAGGATAAGCGCATCGCAGACGAGATGACCCTCGGAGCACGCGCTCAGCGGGCCCGTCAGCTTGCACTTACGAGCGGTCAGCGCGGTGTTGAGGGCACGATCAATACGTCGCCTCTCGGGCTGGCGTCCAAGGCGGTTGGAAAGCAGAAGATCGGCGAGTAGATGTACTACAGCCTGAACAAGCGGGAACGGAAGCGGCTGCTGACGAACGAGCTGAAGCAGTACCGTCTCCCTCATGAGCCGACGTGGATGGAGACGGCCGACCTTGCCCTCCCGTTCCGCATCCGGCTCAACCTCACAGACTACAACCGTTCGGACGGGAAGAACTCGCGGATCTACAACAACACCGCGACCCGGGCGCTCAAGACGTTCCAGAGCGGGCTCATGACGGCTGCGACCGATCCGACGAGCGATTGGGTCACCATGACCACCAAAGACCCCGACCGTGCAGAGTACGGCCCCCACCGCCAGTGGCTCGATGACGTTATGTTCTTGATCCTCCAGGACATCGCCGACTCCAACGTCTACCAGACGCTACCCGTGGCCTACGGCAGCGAGGCGACGTTTGGATTCTTTGCTCTTGGGCTCGAGGAGAGCTACAAGCGTGCGGCGGTGCACTCCCGCCTGTTCCCGACCGGCTCCTGCTGGTTCGGAGAGGATGACGAGGGATCGCCCCATACGTTTTACCGCGAGTACCGCGCCACGGTGCGCCAGCTCTACATGCGGTTTGGAGAGCGCGGCGAGTTTTCCCAGCACGTTCAGCACCTCATTGACCGTGGCGATTGGGAGCAGTGGGTTGACGTTGGACACCTGATCGAGCCGAACGACGATTACCGCGAAAGCAATCCATTCTGGCGGTACAAGAAATACTCCTCCTGCTGGTACGAGCTTGGCTCGTCCTCCAAGGCGACCGGCTACGGCGGTCAGGCGGTCGAAGGTGAGACGTATCTCGAGGAGGGCGGCTTCGACATGTTCCCGGTGCTGATCGGGCGTTGGGAGAAGGTCGAAGGCGAAGTCTACCCGACCGATTACCCTGGCTCTGAATGCCTCGGGGACAACAAGTCGCTCCAGATTGGCGAGAAGCGCGTTGCCCAAGCTATCGAGAAGTTCGTCAATCCCCACTGGATTGCTCCCGCTGGAATGCGCGGGCTGCTCGACAAAGGATTCCTCCCGGGTGACACGTCCTATGTGGACGAGCGGAACGAGGGGAAGTCCGTTCGCCCCGCTCATGTGCTTGACCCTCGCGGCATCCAGTTCATCCGCGAGCATCTCGCGGACGTCAAGCAGCGCATCCTCGAGAGCTTCCATTACCCGACGTTCTCCACCTTCGACGCTCTGCCGGACAAGCAGCGGACGGCGACCGAGATCCTTGAGCGCAAGAGCGAGAAGCTGCTCAAGCTGGTGGACATGTACGCTAACCTGCAAATCGGCGTGCTTAGGCCCATGATTGACTTCTTTTACGAGGTCCGGCGCCGTCGCGGGATGCTGCCGCCACCGCCTCAGGATCTTCAGAACCAGGCGCTCGATTACCGCTTCAACGGCATTCTCGCTCAAGCGCAGAAGCTCAACCGCGTCCAGCCCATTCAGGCGGTTGGAACGTGGGTGGCCGAAATTGCCAAGGTACAGAGCGCGGTTGGCTACCCAGAGGTCATGGACAAGTTCGACATGGATCAGGCGGTCGATGAGGTTGCCACGAACTACAACTGTCCGGCCAGCGTGATCCGGGATGACAAAGTCGTGGCGGCGAGGCGTGAAGAGCGGGCCAAGGCTCAGCAGGCTGCCCAGCAGATACAAATGCTGGAGCAGGCGAGTCAGACAGCGAAGAATCTTGGGCAGACGCCAATGGATGACGACAACGCGCTTGGTGCGCTGGTCGGTAGGTAGGAGTTTCGCGTTGGACTGTATATCCGACGCATCACCATAGTTCTAGGAGGCGGTTATGGCGAAAGTGTGTCAGTTGTACGATCAGCCGGATGGCTCGATCAATGCGAATCAGGCGGTCATTCCGGCGGCGTCGGCCACTCTCGTCAGCACCGACGGGACTCAGACTCTCACGAACAAGACGGTGTCATCCGGCACCCTTGGCGGTGATCTGATTCACGGTGAGATCAAGCGTTGCGGGACGGCGACCACGGCGCAGAGCACGACCACGCTGGCGAACATCACGGGCCTGACTGGCTTTACTCTGACGGCCTCCGGCGTGTACGCCTTTGAAATCGACCTTCACACCACGATGACCACGAACGGCGGTCTTGGTGTGGCGCTCAAGTTCACCACGGCCACGCTGACGTCGATCCAGTGTCAGTCCACGGCGTTCTCGGCCTCCGGGGTTGCCCAGGGAGCCCAGAATACGACCACGACGGACGCTGACCTCAAGTTCAACTCCAAGGCTGCCGCGTACCTGCGGGTCATCGTCAAGGGCACGCTGGTGGTGAACGCGGCCGGAACCGTTGCGGTCCAGATGGCCCAGGAGACGAGCCACGCGGATACCACGACCGTGCTCGTTGGCTCCACGGCTAGGTTTACGAGGCTTGCGTAAGCGGTGTTGATTACCAAGGAAGCGGTTGAGAAGCGGCTTGAAGGTCTGCGGCGGCGGCACGAGGAGCTTGTCGCCACAGCCAACGCGGTGTCCGGCCATATCGCGGAGGCCGAATACTGGCTGTCCGTGCTGAACAAGGAAGGCGCGGACATGAAGCTCGTGAAGGAAACCGCTGAACTTGGGAAGGCTCAGGTAAATGCCGAAGCGAACTGACGCGGAAATCCGGCAAGAGGAACTGAAGGACATGTTTGCGGTGATGTCGACGGAGCCCGGCCGGAGGGTCATCCGTCGCATCATCGTGCGCGGCGGCATCTACAAGAGCGTGTTTCGTCAGCGCGAAGGCGTGAGGCCGGAGGATACCCCGGTATTTAACGGCGCCCAGAGGGATTTCGCGCAGTGGGTTCATGACGAGGCCATGGAGGCGCATCCCCTTGGGTTCGAGAAGATGAATCTCGAGGCGCGGCTGGCGAAGGCCCTGGAAGAGAGGGCGGATCTGGTGGACGAAGGTACTGCCGAGGAAGACGAGGGAAATGACAATGCCTGATCCCGTGGTGGTAACGACCGTTTCTAGTGCGAATGCTCCGGCTATCGAAACGCCGAAGCCTACGCCCGCTCCCGCTGCGACCCCTGCGGTTGAGCCTTCCAAGGCCGCCGCGCCCGCTACCCTCGCAGCGAAGGAGCCGGAGAAGAAACCGGACGGTGCTGCCCCGTGGATGGAGAAGAAGGAACCCGCGAAAGCTGCGGAGCCGGAGAAGCCCAAGGCAGCGGACGAAAAGCCCGCTGAGGTGAAGTACGAGTTCAAGGTGCCGGAAGGTACGACGGTGGAGCCCGAAGACCTGGGGAAGTTTGAGGCCGAAATGCGAGCGCTCAAAGTTACCCCCGATCTCGCGCAGAAGCTCCTGGAACGTGACCTTGCCGCGCAGAAGGCCCAGCAGGAGCGGTACGCTGAGGAACTCAAGTCGCTGGACCGCCAGTGGCTTGGAGAACTGAAGGCGTCCTGGGGGGCTAAGTTCGAGGAGCGATCCGAATCGGTGAAGCGGGCGTTTGACTTCGCCGACCCGGACCACAGCTTCCGAGACACGCTCGAAAAGATGGGCGTGGCGAACAACCGCAAGCTGGTGGAGTTCGTGGAGCGGTTCGGCGACATGATGAAAGAGTCCAACCTCAAGGCTCCGTCGAACGTCGGGCCTTTGGCGAAGGACGACCGCCCGCTCCACGAGAGACTTGCTGACCACTACCGCCAGCAGGCCCAGAAGCGTCAGCAGGCTGAGAAGCAGGGGGCGCGTCGATGATCTCCCCCGCCAAGGCAAGGTTCTACCAGATCATCCTCCGGCTCCTTGTGGGGCTGGCGAATGGCTGGCGGACCTTTATCAAGGACGAGCACGGACTAGAACCCGGCTCGAAAGAGATCACGTACTGATTTTCTAAACCAACACCCCGGGATCGCGCAAGGGCTCGGCCACCGGCCCTCCACCTTGCAACGCCTCCTCGGAAAACAGGAGACTTGCAATGGCCACCATCGGTGGAAACAACCTGACGATTGGCGACATCGTTCGCCGGTCGAAGCCTGACGGCACGCTTGCCATCATCGGCGAAGTGCTGTCCCAGAACAACGGCATGGCGGATGACGTCCGCTGGGTCGAGGCCGACCTGCCGCAGGGCCACATGAGCACCGTGCGGACCTCTCTGCCGACGTTCTCCACGATCAACCCCAACGGCACTGCCACGCCGACGAAGTCCACGACCGCTCAGGTCATGGAGCCCGTCGAGTACATCACCGCCATGAGCGACGTGCACGACCTCGTGCTGCGCTACGGCGGCGACATCTCGAGCAAGCGGGCGTCCGAGGCGGTCGCGTTTGCCGAGGGCGGCAAGCAGACCATCGCGGATCGGCTGGTGAACGGCAACGGCGCCACGACTCCCGGCCAGATCAACGGCATCCTGACTCGGTACGACTCGACGTCGGACACGCACGGAAGGAACGTGATCCTGGGCGGCGGCTCCGGCTCCGACATGATGTCCATCATCATGTGCGAGTGGGGTCCCGGCAAGGTCTACGGGATCTATCCGAAGGGCTCCAAGGGCGGCCTCGAGATCAACGACTGGGGCAAGCGCATCAGCGAGCCCTCCAGCACGACCCGCCAGGTCATGTACACGGAGGAGTGGCTCTGGGGCTTCGGCCTCGCGGTCGACGACTGGCGCTCGGTGGTCCGCATCGCCAACATCGACAAGTCCCTCCTCGTCGCGGGCACGGGCGCAGATCTCTTCGACAAGCTGATCCAGGGCGCTCACTGCCTCCCGCAAGGCGCGGGCAACGGCCGGGCCATCTACATGAACCGCACCACGCGGATGATGCTGGATATCCAGGCGCGCAACGATGTCCAGGCGGGCGCGGGCCTCAAGTTCGAGAACGTCGGCGGAATGATGGTCGAGACGTTCCGGGGCATCCCCATCAATCTCGAGGACAAGCTCACGGAGTCCGAGTCGGCGATTTCGTAAGCCGCTGACCTCGTGACGAACAGAAAGGACTGAAGGAGAAACAGCAATGCCTATTGACCAGCTCATGAAGTTCAGCGACGAGCAGGCGCTGACGAGCGGCACGGTGGAATCCACCAACGCCCTCGATCTCAAGGCTGCTCGGGAGTTCTCGAACGGCGCTCGGCCGCTCTACCTCGTCTGCCAGGTGACGACGGCGTTCACCGACTCCGGCTCGGACTCGACCATCGCGGTTACGACCGAGACCTCGGCGGATGACTCGTCCTACACCGCCAGCGTGCAGACCATCGGCACGTTTGCGGCCCTGTCGGCCGTTGGAACCAAGCTCGTCGTGCAGCTCGCGCCGTCGCTCTACAACAAGCGGTATCTGCGGCTGAAGTACACGGCGGCCAACGGCAACCTGTCCACCGGCAAGGTCACGTCGTATCTGACCGCTGACCCGGATCTGTGGACGACCTTCGCGGCCGGGTACACCGGCCCCTCGACGTCGTAACTCGCTTTCATGCGTGGGGGTGGGGGCTCGTGAGGGCCTCCACCCCCCTGTGGGGTTCTTGTGCAGAAGGAGCAGAGAATGGAATCGGTCATCAAGCAGGAGAAGATGGTCCGCGTCCGGTGTATGCGCCGGGTCCGCTGGGGCCCGACTCGTCGGCTCACCAAGGTCTACGAAGAGGGCGAGGAGATCGTCATCCCCGAGTCCAAGTACCTCGCTTCTCAGTGGAACAAGATTACCCACGAAGGCGGCATGACGTGGCGCGGCTCGTTCGTGCTTGCGGAGGAGTTCAAGCCCGCCGTCATGGACGTGAAGACCGAGGACATCACCGAACTGGCGCGCCAGAACGAGGAACTGCGGAAACAGCTCGCCGCCCTCTCTCCCATTCAGGCGCAGGAGCCCCTCGTCGTCGTTGATCAGGCCAAGCGTACTCCCGGCAAGCAGACCGGGAAGAAGGATGAGATTTAAGCCATGGCCGACATTGCCCCCACCATCTCCCAGATGCAGGGCCACAACGAGCGCCGCTGCCATATGGTGCTCTGGGAGACCCTAACAAGTGCTAACGCTGCCGGAACCGCCGTGCAGATGGGCGGCAGCACAGACCGGACGGTTCAGATTATCGGCACCTTCGACAGCGCCACCGTGGTCATGCAGGGATCCATGGACGGCACCACATGGTTTACCCTCACCGATCCCCAGGGCAACGCGATCTCCAAGACCGCCGCCGCAGGTGAAGCGATCACGGAGATTACGCGCTACATCCGCCCCAGCACGTCTGGCGGCGGCGCCTCCCAGGACATCGACGTTTACCTTTTCATGGTGAAATCATGAGCGAACTGAACGAAGCCGCTGAGTTCCTGAAGAATCGCGGCAAGATCGCCAGGGCAGAAATGCTGGTTGGCGCCGTGCTGGAGCGCCTCGGCGCGTTGGAGAACGCGGAGGCCGAGGCTGTGCGCCGCCGGGATGCCGCCAAGGCGGAGGCCGAGAGGCAGCAGGATCTCCTCGAACGCGCCAGGGAGAGCGTTGCGGGCGCGGACGACCTTGCTAAGCAAAAGCTCGCCGCCGCAGAAGAGTATGCCGCGCAACTGACGGAGGCCGCCCTGCTCCGCTCCAGGGAGGCCGTTGAGAGGGGAAGCGCCGAGGCTGCGAAGCTGGTTGGCGAAGCGCGGGCCATTGTCGCGGGCCTTGAGCATCGCAAGGCGGAACTCGCCACCGCTTGCGACAAGCTGGCGGAAGAGATCCGTGCTCAGTCTGAGAGGCTCGCCGCACTAAAAGACGAGAAGGCGAAGCTTTTGGCGAAGCTGGCGTAATCGGAGGTCTCGGGTGGCATTCACGATCCCCAACGAGGCTGACGCATTCCACCAGGACCAGGCAGAGCCGGACAAGGTGGATGTCGACATCCTGGTCTCTGGCGTGTCTGGGGACGGCGTCCTATCCGGCTGTGCGGTTACGCAGCGCGGTGCCGGGGCAAACATGTCGGTGGATGTTGCCTCCGGGACCGTCCTGATCGGCGGCACGTCAGCATCCGTCACTGGAGCAAACGTTGCCGTCACTGCGGCGGACGGCACCAATCCGAGGTTTGATCTTGTGGAGGTCACGAACGCGGGCGCACTATCGGTCAAGGCGGGGACTCCAGCCTCAAATCCCGTCTTCCCATCGGTCACCTCCGGGCGCATCGCCATCGCCGCCATCTACGTTCCTGCGGGGGATACGGCGATTGCGACAAACCAGATCACCGATAAGCGCGTCATCGTGAAGCAGAATTACCACTCGGCGGACAACTCCCTTATCCCAGACAACGATTCCAACCAAGTTCTTGGGGATTCGTCCCATCGGCTGTCAACCGTCGTCTCGAACAGCTTCGCCGTCTACGAGACCCTCGGGGGCGACCTTACCGCGCAGCTATCCAACGGGGAACTTCTCCTTGATGGCCCCGGTAGCGCGACCGAGTTCCTCATCCGCGCCTCCGGGAACGGCGTTGCCAGCATCCCCACCGGGTCCAAGCTCCAGCAGATTGACGCCCCAACCGTCAGCACCGACCTCTGCAACAAAGCCTACGTCGATGACCTGTCGCCACTAACCACCAAGGGCGACCTCTGGACCTACACCAGCGCTGACGCCCGCCTTGGGGTTGGAGCGAACGACCAGGCGCTCTTTGCTGCAAGCGGGCAGGCTACTGGACTTCAGTGGGCCGCTATCACTGAAGCCAAGCTATCCATCTCCGACAATACCACCAACGACGTCTCGACGACAAAGCACGGATTTACACCCAAGGCTCCCAACGACACCACCAAATTTCTTCGCGGCGATGCTACCTGGGCCGTTCCGACTGGCGGGGCCGACGTCGGCGGTCGGTTCACGCACAACGCGAACCAGAGCATCGCGCACAACACATCCACCGTCGTTGCGCTAAACACGGAGACGTACAAAACGTCCGGCATCACCCACAGCAACGTCACCAACAATAGCCGTGTGACGATGGACTCTGCTGGAAAGTACCTCTTCACCGCGAACGTCTCGTGGGGCGCGAATGCGACCGGGTTCCGCGCACTCGTGTTCAAAATCAACGGCACCACTTACGTGGGCATCGCCCGGATGATGGCGATCACAACCGCGAGCGAACAGAGCTACCAGATGGCGGTGACCGAATGGAACGCTAGTGCTGGTGATTACGTGGAGATCGAGGTGTTTCAGAATTCCGGCAGCAGCATCAACATCGAAACAGGAAGCTCCTACTCCCCGGTGCTCACCGTCCGCAAGGTGGACAAGGGAGGTTAGGCGCATGAAAACAACGGTCATTAATCCAGCCACGTTTGACGGGAGGAAGTTCGCCATCGAGTACGGGCTCAGTCAGAGCCCATTCTCGGGACAATTCTTCTGCTCTGACAACGGAAACGGAACGAAGACGCTGCACTTTCCAGACTCACTGCCCGACAATCCAAACGTGGTCCACGCGCTCGACGCAACGCAGGTCCAGATCATCCAGCGCATCCTGACGTCGCCGCTGTTCGTGAACGCCGACTGGAACGCCCCGGCTGGCTCTGCCGCCGAAACCGCTCACGCGCAGGTCCAGAACAAGGCCGCGTTTGACGCGCTCAACGCCACTCAAAAGGCTGAGGCGCTAAGGCTTGAGGCGGTCATCGCCATCCAGCAGAGGGAGGCGCTGCGGGTGTGGAGCCAAAAGATCGTGAAGTACATCCTTCAACAGCTTGAGCAGGGCGACTGACGATGGCCACGTTTAGATTTCGGAAGAGCGCGGGTGGGTCGGCCCTGAGAGGTGGGGATAGCGCGAGAAGCTCGACAGATTCACCGGCTCCGGCTCAGGCCCATGAATGGGTTGTCCGTGCCCGCAGAAGGGGGCGCCGATAGATGGCCTCTCGAGAGCCGAACGTCCAGCGAGGAGTGAAGGCCGCCAAGCGCCGGTATCGCAAGCGCATCCCGCCTAGATAGGAGACGTTACCTGTGGTCGCCTCTAACGAAGTCATCGCAAGGCTGGCGCTCGATCGCATCGGGAATGCGACGACGATCACCACGCTTGCCACGGATACCTCCGAAGCTGCCGCCGTCATCAACCGATGGCTGGCGACGGTGAAGGAGGAGATGCTCAAGGAGGCCCCGTGGACGTTCGCTCGTAAGGTCGCGGCACTCACTGGTGAGGCTGACGACCCCAATGACCTGTGGGCGAAGTCCTACACCTACCCCACGGATTGCGTGACGCCGCTCTTCATCATGGATACCTACCGTGTGCCGGACCCGTCGTCGCCACCCATCCCATTTGACGTGGGCCTGAACAGCGGCGGGACGGCAAACCTCATCTGGACGGACGAGGATGACGCCTCGCTCTGCTACACGTCGAACGTGGCGGTCACGGTGTACCCCGACAAGTTCACGCGGGCACTCGTGCTAAAGCTCGCCATCTACTGCTTGCCGAGGCTGGGACGGGGAGACCCATACTCCATGCTGCCGGGGCTCTGG